TACAAGAAAGAAAGAGTTAGAGTTGCAGGAGTTGATACGCCAGAGAAAAGAACGAGAGACTTGGAGGAAAAGGAGTTAGGAATTGAAGCAACAAACTGGCTCAAGGAGAAACTGGAAGGGGCGGTGGCTGGTGATGATGATCTTGTTATCCGCACTGAACTTGTCGGTGGGGTTGGCAAATATGGCCGTCTTCTTGGTTGGTTATACATTGGGGACGCAGATGTGTCCCTCAACGAAGCAATGATTGAAGAAGGTTATGCTTGGGCATACGACGGTGGAACCAAGCAGAAAAACTTTGAAGAGTTAAGAGAAATCCGCCGCGCACATGGAACACTATTATGAGCTGTAACTTAAGAGAAAAAACTATTTCCGCTTTGCGTAATGATGCCATCGGTAAAATTAGTAAAGCAAAAGTAAACGTTGAAATATATCTGCACAATCCTGCAGGTATTGGTGAACATCCTGATGTGTTAGGTGCTATTCAAGAGCAACTTGACATCATTGCACATGAGGAAGAACGTCTTGAAGTATTAGAAAAACATTTCGATGAGCACCACTGAACAGTATCTTGGTAATCCCAATCTAAAGAAAGCAAACGTTGCTAGTGAATTTACTCCTGAGCAAGTTGAGGAGTACATTAAATGTTCTGAAGATCCTGTATATTTTATTCAAACTTATATCAAGATCGTTTCTTTGGATAAGGGTTTGATTCCTTTTGACATGTATGATTTCCAAGTCGATATGACTAGGAAGTTTCATGAGAATAGATTCAATATTGCCAAGTTACCTCGTCAGTCTGGTAAATCAACTATTGTTACTTCATACCTTCTCTGGTATGTTCTTTTTAATGCGAATGTTAATGTCGCAATCCTAGCAAACAAAGCGGCAACTTCGCGTGAGATGCTGCAGAGATTACAACTGTCATATGAAAACCTCCCCAAGTGGCTCCAGCAAGGAATCCTCCAGTGGAACAGAGGTAGTCTGGAACTGGAGAATGGAAGTAAAATCATGGCTGCTTCTACTAGCTCTAGTGCCGTCAGGGGTATGTCTTTTAACGTCATATTTCTGGACGAATTCGCGTTCGTTCCGAATCATATCGCTGACCAGTTCTTTAGTTCTGTTTATCCTACTATCTCGTCTGGTAAGTCTACCAAAGTAATTATCATCTCCACGCCTCACGGCATGAACATGTTCTACAAGTTGTGGCATGATGCGGAGAAGGGTAAGAATGAATATATCCCAACAGAAGTTCACTGGTCTGCAGTTCCTGGTAGAGATGCTGCGTGGAAAGAGCAGACTATTAAGAACACTTCAGAACAACAGTTCAAGGTTGAGTTTGAATGCGAGTTCCTTGGTTCTGTTGATACTTTGATTAGTCCTAGTAAGTTGAGGACTATGCCATATTCAGATCCACTAAAGCAATCAAAGGGATTGGCAGTATATAAGAATGTAGAACCAGAACATAACTATATCATAACTGTAGACGTTGCTAGAGGTACATCTAATGACTATTCTGCGTTTATGGTTATTGATACAACCACCGTTCCATACGAAGTTGTTGCTCGCTATAGGAACAATGAGATCAAACCTATCATATTCCCCAATGTCATTATCGATGTTGCAAAGAACTATAATAATGCTTACATCTTATGTGAAGTAAATGATATTGGTGGACAGGTTGCAGATATTATTCAGTTTGATTTAGAATATGAAAACCTATTGATGGCAGCAATGCGCGGGCGTGCAGGGCAGCAGTTGGGTCAGGGATTCTCTGGTAAGAAGACTCAGTTAGGTGTCAAGATGTCCACTGCAGTGAAGCAAGTAGGATGTTCCAACCTAAAAGCATTGATTGAAGAAGATAAACTAATCATCCCAGATTACGATACGATTGCAGAACTAACTACTTTTATTGTCAAGGGTCAATCATTCGCCGCAGAAGATGGATGTAATGATGACCTTGCTATGTGTTTAGTAATTTTTGGTTGGATGGCAATGCAACCATATTTTAAAGAGATGCATGATAATGATGTTCGTCAGCGTATTTACGATGATCAAAGAGAGAACATTGAGCAAGACATGGCACCGTTTGGATTTGTAGATGACGGAATGGGTGAGGAATATTTTGCAGATGCTCAGGGTGATTTGTGGCAAGTCGCGGAATATGGTGATAGATCGTATATGTGGGAGTTCAGGTAAAGATTCAAAAATATAAATAATCCTAGACAACCGATGTTGGAATCACTAGGAGACTTAAACAATGGCAGCTAATCAATCCTCGCCAGGTGTAGTCATTCAGGAAAGGGACCTGACGACTATTACAACATTATCCACCGCGAATGTCGGTGTGATCGCAGCTCCCTTTGAACTTGGACCCGTTGAGGAAGTAATCGAAGTATCTACCGAGAGAGAACTGGTAGAGCGTTTCGGTAAACCCAACGAAAATAACTTTGAATTTTGGTATACTGCTTCGCAGTTCCTGTCTTATGGTGGTGTCCTCAAAACTATTCGTGCAACCTCTACCGCACTCAAAAACGCAGTTGACACTGGAACTGCACCGCTGATCAAAAACTTGCAGGATTATGAAACATCCTACATCTCTGCAAACAACAACTGGACTTGGGCAGCAAGAACTCCTGGCACAAAAGGTAATGCTATTGGTATCTTCATGACTGATGCTGGTGCTGACCAGATCGCAGTCATTCCCGCTCCTGGTTCTGGTAACGAATTTGAATTCGTTGCTGATGCAGCAGTCACTGCCGCTTCTGGTGCTGCTGGTAAAGTATTTAAGTACAGTATCGTTCTTACTGTTAACACAATTGTTGGTGACTTTACTCCTGGCACCTCTACTACTATTAACATTGGTGGTTCTCAAGAAGCTGTAACTGTTCAGGCATGGGATCCTGCTAACAAACAACTTGAAATTGAACTGCCTTCTGGTGGTGTTACTGGTATCATCGCTGATGGTCAGACTGTAACTCAAGGAACTAACACTTGCGTCATCGCTACTTCTGGTATCGAGCGTCGTTTGTATGTTGGTCTTGATAGTGGAAGTGTTGCTTTTGCTGCTACTGATTCTGTCAATGACACTAACAGCAACGCTGCAGTAATTACTTCTGTTCGCTCTGAGTATCCTGAGCGTGAGTATCTGCCTGGTGTAAAGTGGATCAACGTTGCTCCTCGTCCTGAAACATCTCTCTATGCTAATAGCGTAGGTGGTCGTAATGACGAACTGCACATTGTTGTAGTTGATATCGACGGTTCTATCACTGGAACCACTGGTGCTGTTCTTGAGCGTTTTATTGGTCTTTCTAAGGCATCTGATGCTAAGACTTCTGTTGGTGAAACCAACTACTACGTTGAAGTAGTGAAGCAAAAGTCTGATTACATCTTCTGGGGTGAGCATGAGACTGGCGTATTCAACGCTACTGGAACTCCTTCCGATGGTAACTGGGGTCAAACTGCTAACGCTCGTCAGTATAATCTGCTTCGTTCTGCTAGTGGTTCTACTTCCTATCCCGCAGGTCGCACAACCGTAGGTTCTAAGAAGAACGCTACTTTCTACTATCGTCTCGCTTCTGGTGCAGACTACGCAACTAGCGGTAATCAGTATACTGTCAACAACTCTGATCTTACCACTGCTTATGAATTGATTGCAGATCCTGAGTCTCAAACTGTTGACTACATCCTTGCTGGTCCTTCTGGAGTAGATGATGCATCGGCAATTGCTAAAGTAACTTCTCTGGTTAATATCGCTGAAGAGCGTCGTGACTGTATTGTATTCACTTCACCTCGTCGTGGTAGTGTAATTGGTATCAGCAATTCTACTACAATTACAGATAATCTTGTAGATTACTTCAATCAACTGCCTAGTTCTTCTTACTTGGTATTTGACTCTGGTTATAAGTACATCTACGACAAGTATAATGACGTATATCGTTATGTTCCTACTAACGGTGACGTTGCTGGTCTTTGCTTACAAACAACTGAAACTTCTGAACCTTGGTTCTCTCCCGCAGGTTTCGCCCGTGGTATTCTGAGAAATGCAATCAAACTTGCATACTCTCCTAACAAAACACAGCGTGATCGTCTGTATGCAGCAAGAATCAATCCTGTTGTTTCCTTCCCTGGTCAGGGCGTAGTCCTGTTCGGTGATAAGACTGCACTTGGATTTGCTTCTGCATTCGACAGAATCAACGTTCGTCGTTTGTTCCTCACCATTGAGCGTGTCATTGGATCTGCTGCTAAGTCTCAACTGTTTGAACAGAATGATGAGGCACAGCGTTCCTTGTTCCTGAACATCGTAGAACCTTATCTCCGTGATGTTCAAGGTCGTCGTGGTGTTACTGACTTCTTGGTCAAGTGTGACGCTGACAACAACCCTCCTGAGTCTGTTGATCGCGGCGAGTTCTATGCAGAGATCTTCGTCAAACCTACACGCACTATCAACTACATTACACTGACCTTCACCGCAACCAGAACTGGTGTTGCATTCACTGAGGTCGCTTCCTGATCTAGTCAATAATAACTTAAGGACCCTACGGGGTCCTTTTTTTATGCCTGAAAATATTGTTTGGACTAAATATTAGGGAAAGAGACTTTTACTGAGACTACAACAATGGCAAAAAGAGGAACTATTGACGATTTTAAAGCAAATGTCGCAGCCGACTTTGCTCGTCCTAATCTATTCCAAGTAGATCTTGCATTCCCTTCAGGAATTATCAACAACTCTTCACTGGTAAATCTTGGCAAGTTCACTGTTCGTGCAGCGAATCTTCCTTCTTCTCAGGTTGGTGTTATTGAAGTTCCTTTCAGAGGTCGTGTTCTGAAGATCGCTGGTGATAGAACCTTTGAACCTTGGACAATTACGATTCAGAACGATAGCAACTTCTCTCTCAGAAGTGCATTTGAACTCTGGTCTTCTTCTATCCAAGCATATAACGAGAACTTCACTTCTGCTGCTGGTCTTGGTGACGCTGATGATGCAACTGGTTACTTCGCTGATATGAAAGTACATCAGTTAGCACGCGACATCAAAGACGGTGAGAAGCCTAAGGTTCTTAAGTCCTACAAGTTCTATAATGTATTCCCTAGCAATATTGCTGCTATCGATCTTGACTTCGGTAACAACGATGCAATCGAAGAATTCACAGTAGAACTGCAAGTTCAATACTGGACTCCCCTAGATGCCTCCGTGGATAACTGATAAATAGATCAGGACCAATCAACTAACTTAGAATTATAATGTCTCAGCTCTTCGGTTTTTCACTTGAAAGAGCAAAGAAGGTCCCTAAGGGGCCTTCTTTTGTTCAGAAAGATAACATGGATGGTTCGCAACCTGTAGTGGGCGGCGGATACTACGGTTATTCTGTTGACTTTGATGGAACAATCCGTAATGACTATGAACTAATCACCCGATATAGGGAGATGGTTCTCAACCCAGAGTGTGATAGTGCAGTTGACGATATTGTCAATGAAACTATCTGTGGTAACTTTGATGATGTACCAGTCGAGTTGGAACTTTCCAACTTAAAGGTATCAGATAGAATTAAAAAATTAATGAGAGAAGAGTTTGATGAAATTCTTCGTCTCTTAGATTTTGAAAATAGATCTTATGAAATTTTCCGTCGCTGGTATGTTGACGGTAGATTGTTCTATCATAAGATTATTGACCCGCAAAATCCTGGTGCTGGTCTTTCAGAACTCCGTTATATCGATCCCCGTAAGATTCGCAAGGTAACTGAGTATGAACAGAAACGACCAGAACAACTGCGTGGTGTTGATCTAAATCAACAACTTACACAAAAATCTGCAGAATACTTTTTATATAACCCTAAGGGTTTGAAGAATTCTACGAATCAGGGTATGAAAATTACCACTGATTCTATCACATATTGTCACTCAGGTATTCAAGACCTGAACAAAAACATGACTCTTAGTCACCTTCATAAGGCGATTAAAGCAGTCAACCAACTCCGCATGATTGAGGATTCACTGGTCATCTATCGTTTGTCCAGAGCACCTGAAAGAAGAATCTTCTACATCGATGTTGGTAATCTACCCAAAAACAAAGCGGAGCAATATCTCCGTGAAGTTATGGGACGCTACAGAAATAAACTTGTATACGATGCAAACACAGGCGAAATCAAAGACGACAAAAAATTCATGTCGATGCTTGAAGACTTCTGGCTCCCCAGAAGGGAAGGCGGTAGAGGAACTGAAATCTCTACGCTCCCAGGTGGACAGAATCTTGGAGAACTTGAGGATGTCAAATACTTCCAAAAGAAACTCTACAAAGCACTAAATGTACCTTCTTCTCGTTTAGAAACAGAAACTACATTTAACATCGGACGCGCTGCCGAAATTACTCGCGACGAAGTTAAATTCCAAAAGTTTGTCGCAAGACTTCGCAAACGTTTTTCTGAACTGTTCGTTGATCTTCTCAAAACTCAACTCATTCTGAAAGGTGTAGTTACACTGGAAGAGTGGGAAGAGATGCGCGAGCATGTTCAATTCGACTTTATTGCTGATAACTACTTCACAGAGTTGAAGGAACTTGAAATCCGTAATGAGCGTATGAATCAGGTTAACTCCATGGATCCATACGTCGGCAAGTATTTCTCTGTAGATTACATCCGCCGTCAAGTTCTTAAGCACACCGATGTCGAAATCAAAGAGATTGATAAACAAATCGCTGATGAGATGGAATCAGGTGTTATACCTGATCCTTCAGCGGAAATGGATCCCGCTATGGCTGCTGGCGATGAAGGACAAGGAGTCCCTGCAGCAGAAGTAGCAGGAAATGAACCCGAATCCGCAGTCGATCCTAGTGACGCCCGCAGGGGTGAATTCTAAATAGACTAAATATTATTATACAGTGGGACTTATTATGCCTAGTGACATTTCAAAACAAATTGTTCAACAAATTTTTCAGGATGATAAAGCATCTGCAATTGATTCTATCAATCAAGCGTTAGGTGCTGCATCTTTCGATGCAATTCAACAAAAGAAAGTTGAGTTTGCAAAGAGCATGGGATTTGAGTTGGACGACACTGCTCAAGATGCTGCGGACGAAGTTGCTGCAGATCTTGCTACTGATAACGCTGAACCTGAAACTGTAGAAGTTGATGGTCGCAAACCAGAAGATCCTCCCACTGATGAAGTGGAGCAACCTACCGCCGAACAAGAACCCGAGGTACAAACCGATGAGACTGATAGCTGAAGAAATTACCGCAGTCGATTTTCTCTGTGAAGAGAAAGAAGGCAAGAAAAATTACTTCATTGAAGGTGTCTTCCTGCAATCGGAGATCAAAAACCGTAACAACAGGATGTATCCTCAGAAAACTTTAGCGCGTGAAGTTGCTAAATACGATGAGAACTACATTCAAAAAGGGCGTGCCCTTGGAGAATTAGGTCACCCCGATGGTCCTTCTATCAACCTAGATAGAGTATCCCACAAAATCCTGTCCCTCAAGGAAGACGGAAATAACTTTATCGGTAAGGCAAAGTTACTTGACACTCCCATGGGTCAGATTGCTAAAAACCTCCTTGACGAGGGTGTCAAACTGGGTGTTTCATCCAGAGGCATGGGTTCCATCCGTAAGGAAGAGAACTGCAACGTTGTCATGGATGACTTCATGCTCGCTACCGCTGCTGATATTGTAGCAGATCCTTCTGCTCCTGATGCTTTTGTTGATGGAATCATGGAAGGTAAAGAGTGGGTCTGGGATAACGGAATCCTCAAAGAGTCTGCAGTAGCAGAAATCAAGAGGGAAATCGATGAATCAACTCTCATTAATATCCAAGAGCGCAAGATTTCCGCGTTTGAGGCGTTTTTGAAGAGTTTGTGATTTATAAATAAACATAGACAACGCTAAAGCATAACGGAGTTCAAACAAATGGCTGAGACCTCACTCGACAAAGAGTTAGATAATATGGAAGAAGTGACCGAAGGTTCCAACGTGGTTACCAAAGATGCAAAACCTGGTGAGAAGATCGATACTTCTAAAGGTGGTGCTGCAAAGGTAATCGATGTTACTTCGGATTCCATGGAAGGTGCCAAAGGTACTAAGAACGCAGGAGCATCTGCTGCAAAGTCAGTAGGTAAAGCACCTGTTCCTTCCACGAAACCCAGTGATGCATCCGCAAAAATGGAGGAAACTGAGGATGGCGAAACAGAAACAATCGCTGAAACCCAGTACGACTTTACTGAGGATGTTGACGCTCTTGTCGCTGGTGAAGAACTCTCAGAAGAGTTCCGAGTAAAAGCAGCAACAATCTTTGAAGCGGCAGTAACCTCTAAGGTTAACACCGAAGTTGCAGCGTTGCAAGAAGCATTTGAAGCTACTCTGACTGAAGAAGTCGAGAAGGTTCAAACAGAATTGGCCGAGAAGGTAGACGACTATCTGACTTATGCCGCCGAATCTTGGATGAAGGAGAATGCTCTCCAGATCGAGCACGGCATTAAGACTGAGATGGCAGAGTCGTTCTTCAACGGTCTTAAAGGTCTTTTCCTTGAGCACAACTTTACAGTGCCCGAGGAAAAATTCAACCTGCTTGATGGTATGGCAGGTGAGCTTGATGAAATGGAAGCTAAACTCAACGAGCAAATCGACGCTAATGTCGCTTTGAATAAGCGTGTTGGCGAGTTTGTCAAAATGGAAATTGTGAACGAATGTGCCGCAGGTCTCGCAGAGACTCAGAAGGAGAAGCTTGCTTCTCTGGCAGAGGGTGTTGAGTTTGAAACTGAAGAAGACTTTAGAAATAAAGTCGAAACGATTAAGGAATCCTACTTCACTAGAAAGGCTGAGGTTGCTTCTGCAACTGAACCCACCGAAGAAGCATCGGAACCCCTTGTCGAAGAAGCAGTAAGCGGCACCATGTCGAAGTACGTGGACGCAATCGCTCGCTGGTCCAAATAATTAAATAACTAACTACTTAACTCGGAGTACAAAATGTCTTTAAGAAATCTCCAAGAGAAGTGGGCACCCGTTCTGAATCACGAAGCTCTCCCCGAGATCGAAGATTCCCATAAGCGCGGCGTCGTTGCACAACTCTTAGAAAACCAAGAAAGAGCACAAGTTGAAGAAGGTCAAATCCTCAACGAAACTCTCCAAACTACAGGTTACACTGGTGGCGATACTGCTACTGGCGCTACCGCAGGTTTCGACCCTGTACTGATCTCTCTGATCAGACGTTCGATGCCTCAACTGATCGCTTACGATATCGCAGGCGTTCAACCTATGACTGGTCCTACTGGACTGATCTTCGCAATGAGAACCAACTATGGTTCCGAGCGTAGACCTGCACAGTCTGGTTACGACGAAGCATTCTTCAACGAGCCTAACGCTGGTTTCTCTGGTGGTGCTGGCACCTCCTACGATCCTGGCGCTTCTAGCTCTGCGAACAACGATGCAGAAGGCACCAATCCTGGTCTCCTCAACGATTCCCCTGCTGGAACCTATGAGCAGGCTGGTGATGCAACTGGCATGACCACAGCAACTGTTGAAGCACTTGACGATGCTACTTCTGGTAGCGAGTTCCGTGAGATGGGTTTCTCGATCGAGAAAGTCACCGTCACTGCAAGAGCTCGTGCGCTGAAGGCAGAATACAGCATTGAGATGGCACAAGACCTGAAGGCAATTCATGGTCTGGATGCTGAGCAAGAGCTCGCTAACATCCTCTCTACTGAGATCCTTGCTGAGATCAACAGAGAAGTTGTTAGAACCATCTATACCAATGCTGTTGCTGGTGCTCAAAACAACACTGCTACTGCTGGTAAGTTCGACCTCGATGTTGACTCCAACGGTCGCTGGTCTGTTGAGAAGTTCAAGGGTCTTCTGTTCCAAATCGAAAGAGATTGTAACGCAATCGGTCATCAGACTCGTCGCGGGAAGGGCAACATCCTGATCGCTTCTGCTGATGTTGTATCTGCTCTCGGTATGGCAGGCGTTCTTGATTACGCTCCTGCTCTTGCTGGTAACAACGGTCTCGTCCCTGACGACACTTCCAGCACACTGGTTGGTACACTCAACGGTCGCATCAAGGTTTATGTTGATCCTTACTCTGCTAACGTAAGCGACAAGCACTACTACGTTGCAGGTTATAAGGGCACTTCTCCTTATGACGCTGGTCTGTTCTATTGCCCATATGTTCCTCTCCAGCAGGTTCGTGCAATTAACCCTGACACCTTCCAGCCCAAGATTGGCTTCAAGACTCGCTACGGCATGGTCTCGAACCCCTTCTCTGGTGGTCTTACTCAAGGTTCTGGCGCTCTTACCGCCAACGCCAACAAGTACTACAGACGTGTACAGGTTGCAAACCTCATGTGATATTGGTTCACATATTTCACAGAGACCCTACGGGGTCTCTTTTTTTATGTAAAGTGATATGTAGCGATGTATACAGAAAATAAGAGTTGTTTCGGGGGACAAAGTACCTATCGTTTTTGTTAGGGTATCCTTATAAGTAATAGTAGAATTAAGAGAGGTGGAAAAATGATCCCTAACCTTTACTACATCATGAAGACCAGTTATGGAGTGAAAAAATGCACAACATCACTTCTCGCAATCAACTAGACGAGTGGCGTCATTTTGAAACAACTCTCGATGAATGCGACATCGAAATGCAAAAATTAGATGACTACTACGAATGTTTGATTGAATGCGATATTACACACCAGTCAAATTGTAAACGTATTTGTAAGAGGATCCTTATGTAAAAAAACTCCTAAATAAAACTACCGTGTGAAGGAAGTCTACTGAGGGGTATTTACACCCCTCTTTTTTTATGCTAAATATTTTTATACCTGATATTACATCATGGACTATAAACCATATTCTCCTGAGTGGCATCGTAAAAGATTGCTCAAAGAAGCACTTGATATGTACCTTGATGACTACATTCCTAACGAAGTCATCCGAGAAGATATCATGAGTATTCTCATGGACAGATCTGATTCAGCATATGCTGACTGGAACAAAACCGAGGAACTTGCCTCGATGTTAGAATCTAAATAACACTGTATCTGGTGTAATTTTATGCTCTCGACTGCGTATCGACTCCGCTTGGAGTCCATTTGTAGGTGTATCGCTAACAACGAAGAAGTCCCCCTAGAGGACATGATCTGGGCAGAAAAACTTGCCAAAAGACACACACTTGCCCGTGATTGGTTAAACAAAGCACGTCGTCAATCAAATGGTATCGAAGAAGGTAGCATCGACGATTTTATGAATAGGATGGGAATAGGTGACCCCGACCCATCCAATCACAAAACGGGGTTCAAAGGTGCCGATGAAATTGTAGATTGGTTCCAACGTGACAAACCTGATGATTGGAGACAACGCGACTGATGAAAGCAATTATTTACAGTAACCGCACGATTGAATGCGAGAGGGCAGAAGCACTCTTATCAGCATGTGATTTTGATGAAGTAATCACATACTACAAAGATAAGCATTTCAATGACACTCAATTCTTAGATGAGTTTGGTGAAGAGGCAGAATATCCTCAGATCTCTATTGGTATCAACCATATTGGTGGTTTGAAAGATACTCTTCACTACCTAAGTGACAAAGGGATGTTCGTCTAAATAGTAGAAAAGACCAATGGCAAACTGGTATAACGAACAATTAACCAATAAGAATTTTCTGTCTCCTATCGGGTTTTTATTCATTCTCGATAAAGCACAGAAGGTTTCGTTCTTGTGCCAAAAAGCAGAAATTCCTACAGTCGAATTAGGTCAAGTCGATATTCCCACTCGTGGTTTGGTTCCCATTCCAGTAGAGGGAAACATGAGATACAGTGACTTCTCCATTGAATTTATTGTTGACGAAGATCTAAAAAACTATATGGAATTGCACAATTGGATGCGTGCGCTTGGAACTCCTCAGGAAGTAAAGGAAAGGGCAGATTGGTATACAAAATACAGAGATGTACCTTCCCAAGATGTCAGATTTTCTGATGCAACTCTACAGGTCCTGAACAATAACAACAATGCAAATTTTGATGTTGTGTTCAAAGATCTATTTCCTGTAAGTTTGTCAACTCTTTCTTTTGATGTTACTGGATCAGATAACGATTATTTCTCTGCAACAGCAACATTTAGATATACACTCTACGAAGTAAGAAACAAAAACTCCCAGACACGAAGATGAACGACGACCATTTACCTGAATGGAAACGCAGGGCACTTGCTGATCCTAGCGTGAAATATAAACAGGCTCGTATTATAATGGAAGGACCAAAGTGTCTAACCGATGCATGGTTCCTTCAAGCGATGAAATTTAAGTATTCTTTTAGTAATGAATCTAGAACAACTACAGGAAATGTGGAAGACTGATTCCAAGTTGGATGATGATCTTCATGATAATGATTCTCTAGCAATTCCTCAACTCCATATGAAATATATGGAGTTTCATAATACCTATTCTTTGATGAAAAAAGATAGGGAACTTGAGATGAAACGTCTCATTAAAGACAAGTGGTTATATTACAAAGGTAAAGCACCTTCTTCAGTATATAAAGAATTGCCATTTGATCTTAAACTTACAACAAAAGAAGAGATTTCAATGTTCATCGAAGCAGATGATGACATTACAAAACTCCAATACAAAATTGACTACATAGAACAGGTGCTCTTTTTTCTCGATAGTGTCCTGAGAATGATCAACAGTCGCACCTATCACATCAAGAACGCTATTGAGTGGAAGAGGTTTAATGCGGGGTTCTAATGAATTATGGACTTTACTTCAAGGAAGTATCATTTAATCGACAATCGGTTAACATAGTAAGAAGAGCAATATCACAAAACCTAGAATTTTCTAAAGGCGAATTACATAGTAGTCAAAGATCAACCAGAAGTTCAGAAGTTGCATGGGTGAGAGATCCAAATCTCTTATCCATGTTTTTGCGTATGTGTAAACAAGTCAATAGATCAGCGCACTGGAACTTAAAGATCGATGGCGTAGAACCTGTGCAGTTTGGTATCTATGGTGAGGGAGACTTTTACGACTGGCATGTGGATCAACATCCAAAACCTGTCAGGGGAATGGTGAGAAAGATTAGTATGACTCTCTTCTTGAATGATGACTACGAAGGAGGCGAGTTTGATTTGGAGATATATAGACCAGATGCAGACCCAAGGTACAAAACTTTTAAGTTAAAACCTTGGTCTGCTATTTTTTTCCAAGGGGATCAATGGCATAGAGTTCGCCCCATTACCTCTGGACTTCGTAAATCAATTGTAGCATGGTTTTATGGACCTCCTTATTCGTAAGAAGAATGAAGTGTATCTTAAAGTTGAGGCAGAACCTCACATCAATTATGAGTTAGCAGACTTCTTTACTTTTGAAATAGAGTCTGCAAAGTTCATGCAGAAAACTAGAAGATATAGAGGGTGGGATGGAAAGATTCGTTTATATTCGCCAGCTACAGGTGAAATCTACTGCGGACTCGTAGACTATCTCCTAGATTGGGCAGAACAAAAAGGATATCAATACAAGGTAGAAGAGTGTAAGTATTTTGGTCATCCCCTATCCGAAAATGCGATGATCACTCCCAAGTCGGTTGTAGGTTTTGTAAAATCACTGCGCCTACCCCCGAGTCTCCAAGTTCGCGATTATCAATATAAAGCGATCTATGAAGCGTTAAAATATAATAGACGACTCCTGCTGTCACCGACAGCATCAGGCAAATCGTTAATGATTTATGCATTGGTTAGATTCCATACTAATGTGAACAGAAATGTTTTAATCGTAGTTCCTACTACGTCTCTTGTAGAGCAGATGTACAAAGACTTTGAGGAATATGGATGGATGGCGACCAAAGACTGCCACAAGATATATGCGGGGGCAGAAAAATACACGGAGCATAGTGTAGTAATTACCACTTGGCAATCTATCTACAAGGAACCGCGTAAGTGGTTTGATCGGTTTGATGTTGTGATCGGTGACGAGGCGCACCAGTTCAAAGCTAAATCTCTTACTACGCTGATGTCTAAGTTGCATGAGTGTAAGTATAGGATTGGATTTACAGGAACCCTAGATGGCACAAATGTAAACCAACTTGTGTTAGAGGGTTTATTTGGACGTTGCTCTCAGGTTACCAGAACTAATGCATTGATGGCAGCAGGTCATGTTGCCAAATTAAAAGTCAAGATTGTACTTCTAAAACATGAAGAACAATTGTTTGAGGGTTATCAAGACGAGATTGGTTATCTAATTGAGCACAAGGGTAGAAACATGTTTCTCCGCAACCTTGCATGTGATCTCAAAGGTAATACTCTAGTCCTCTTCAACTATGTAGAGCGTCACGGACTACCTCTTTACAACTTGATAAATAGTCATACCGACCGCCCAGTTCATTTTGTTCACGGTGGTGTGGATGTAGATGACCGTGAGGATATTCGACAACTCACTGAACAATCAGATAATGCAATCATTGTTGCATCTTATGGCACATTCTCAACAGGCATCAACATTAAAAGATTACACAATGTTATTTTCGCTAGTCCTTCTAAGTCCAGAGTGAGGAACCTTCAATCTATAGGTCGTGTTCTGAGGAAAGGTGAAAATAAATCACAAGCAACATTATATGATATTGCAGACGATATCTCCACTGATAGGGGTAATAACTATACCCTCAATCATTTGATGGAGAGAGTCAAGGTATATAACGAAGAAAAATTTCAGTATGAAATCATAGATGTAAAAGTAAAAGCTTATGATTAACTACGCAAGACACGACGAAGAATTTTACGGTATTTTCAAACTTCTCAACGGAGAAGAAGTATTGGGCAAAGCAGTGCTTACAGAGGACAATGGTGAATCACTTGTATTCATTCAAAATCCTGTCAGCACTCAGATTGTACATAAGGAAATGGAAGATGGTCGCACCGTCAGAGGAATGGGATTCGCTAAGTGGATGCAATTCTCTGATGAAGACTTCTTTATATTACGCGAGAAGGACATTCTAACAGTTACATCGATGAGTAAAGAAGTTACTGTGATGTATGAAGCGTTTATTCTTAGTGATGATGACCGCCGCGATCAGAAGAAACAAGAACTAGAACCCGAAATGGGTTACCTAGGAAAAACAGATGCTGCTCGTGCTCAGTTAGAAAAACTATTTAAAGGTCCAAGTCATAATCATTAGATACTTATAGTATCTCTGAACCCTTGACATGGTTAGTCTAACGGAACTTGACGATTCTGTCAAGTATGTTATAATATAAACAAAGCAAAAACTATATGAAGACCGTTAAAAAACAAAAACAGCATTATGTAGATAACCAAGAGTTTCTTGCTGCAATCATCAAATACAAAGAAGAAGTTGAGATTGCTAAAATCAAGGGTCTTCCAAAACCTCGTGTCAATAATTATATTGGTGGTTGTTTTTTAAAGATTGCAACTCACCTATCTTATAGACCAAACTTTATCAACTACATGTATAAAGATGATATGGTTTGTGATGGCATTGAGAACTGTATTCAATATATTGATAATTTTAATCCAGAAAAGTCTAGGAATCCGTTTGCATACTTTACACAAATTGTATACTATGCATTCTTGAGGAGGATTGCAAAAGAGAAACGACAACTGGATATTAAAGAGAAGATCCTAGAGAAGTCTGGTTACGATCATGTTTTTGCTGTTGACGGAGAAGGCGGTTCCGAGTATAATCAGATTAAGTCCCGTGTTGAAATGAACTCTAAACGATGAAGATTCTGCTTATTACCGATCAACATTTCGGAGTTCGCAACGACAATCAATATTTTTTAGATCACTACAAAAAATTCTACAGTGAGATTGTAGTACCTTTTATCAAACAATCAGATATTGATACTGTAATTTGTTTGGGTGATACTTTTGACAAACGTCGATCGATTAATTTCATGTCGCTTGACGCAGCAAAAGAAATGTGGTTCGACCAATTGGAAGAACTGAATGTGAAGATGCACATGCTAGTAGGAAATCATGATATCTACTACAAAAACACTTTACGAGTTAACGCCCCAAGTGAGTTACTTGGACAGTATGGAAACATCAGTGTCTATACTGAACCTACTACCGTTACTTTTGATGGTGTTTCTATACTTCTTCTCCCTTGGATATGTGACGAGAACTACGAACAATCCCTTAGATCTGTTACAGAAAGTGATGCTACTGTCTGCATGGGCCATCTTGAGCTTAACGGGTTTGAAGCTCATCCTGGTCATGTGATGGAAAATGGAATGGATAAGTCACTCTTTAAAAAATTCAAGAGAGTTTTTAGTGGCCATTATCACATGAAATCTAAGAAAGACAATGTAACATATCTTGGAAACCCTTATCAGTTATATTGGAATGACTACGGATGTAAGAGAGGATTCCATGTCTTTGATACCGAAACTCTCAAAACTACTTTTTACAGAAATCCCTTTGACACTTTTCATAAGCTCTATTATAATGGTGGAATTACTCTACCAGATGAGAGCGAACTTCAAGGAGCATTCGTCAAACTCATTGTAGAGGAAAAGGATGACTATGCTAAGTTTGACTATGTTGTCAAGCAGTTACAGGATATGTCTCTTGGCGATCTTAAGATTGTTGAAGACTTGTCACTCGATGAAGGTTCTACTTCGGTAGAAGAAACCGAAGACACAATGACGCTTCTTGATAACTACATAGATGGTATTGATCTCAAAGCAAACAAGTCTAATATCAAAAGTGTCATGAGATCATTGTATATCGAAGCATCCGAACTATAATGTACGTCCTTACAGATACCAGAACAGGTGGAATTTATGCAGTCAACACCAAAGATTTTTCAAAATCAGTAACTGTTTTTGAAGATCGTGATGATGCTGTAAGGTACATTACATTACTAGAAGCAGATGACTATGAGGACAAACTTGAAATCATGGAAGTCGAAAAGGATGTGATAGCAGTGAACTGCAACACATATGGTTATAACTACTCTATTATTAAAAAAGACGACCTGATTGTTCCCCCATAATGATTACATTTGAGACTATTCGCTGGAAAAACTTTTTATCTACAGGTGACCAGTGGACTGAGATTGATTTTTGTGAGTCACCTTCGACCCTGATTGTAGGAGCAAATGGTGCAGGTAAGTCAACTATGCTTGACGCCTTGTGTTTTGCTTTGTTCAATAAACCCTTTCGTAAAATTAACAGAGGGCAGTTGGTCAATAGTATCAATGAAAAAGGAACTAAGGTAGAGGTTTGTTTCTCTATTGGTAAAGATGAGTATCGTGTATTCCGAGGAATCAAACCCAATGTCTTTGAACTTTATAAAAATAACAAACTGGTTGATCAGGACGCTGCTGCCAAAGACACGCAGAAATACTTGGAGCAGTCAATCCTCAAACTCAATTTCAAAAGTTTTACTCAAGTTGTCATACTGGGATCGTCAACTTTTGTCCCCTTCATGCAACTCCAAGCATCTCACCGACGAGAAGTTATCGAAGATTTACTTGACATCAATATCTTCTCAAACATGAATGCACTCTTGAAAGATAGAGTCCGCACTGCTCAAGGTCAAAGTAATGACTGTGGGCATATGTTACGTTTGTCTGAAGAGAAAGTTACATCACAACTCAAACTGATTAATTCTCTGCAAGAAGTAAATGAGAATCGACAAGAAGAAAAAC